ACGGTTATAAACAACAAGAAACTTGTATAATTAATGATTTCAGAGGTGAAATACCATACAACGAGATGTTGCAAATTCTTGATAAGTGGCCTTACGCTGTTCGAAGAAGAAATCGTGAACCAATTCCATTTACCTCTAGCATAGTTATAATAACTTCGTCATTACCCCCTGAAAGGGTCTACCATAACAGAAATGATGAGGATAAGATCGAACAATTGCTCAGGCGACTGACTGTGACAGAAGTGACAGAAGTGGTCATAGGGTAATAATAAACCTATGACCTTTTTTTTTAATGAGTTAAAAAATGTTTGTTGATGTGCGTGGGGGCACGGGTGCCCCCTCACGCCTCATATCGCTGCGCTCACCGGCGTCCCCCCCTTGGCTGGGGCCGTGGAGGTCTTTGTTGCGCTACGCGCTAACGCGACCCCACTGGCGGCCCCCCCAAACCCCCCATTGTTCCGATAAATAAAAAACACATGCCGAAAACGGCCGAACTACATATCTGTAAAACAGGCATCTGTATACCAGGTCATCGTTGGATGAAGAGAAGCTGCTGAATCAGAGATCACAGCCATGAATATTTGATCGAGTCCAGTTGTGACATTATTAGAATTAAATCCTAATCGTCTTTTAAACCCTTTGGGAATATACACTTTTTTGAAAGTATTAGCTGTACCCTGTGTTGCAAGAGTTGACACCTTATCTGAAAGAATTGTGAATTTACGTCTCTTACCTTCCTTATCAACTAAAGGAGAAACTATAGCATAATTTGAGGTCGGATCTAACAAGATATCGCCAATTCCTGGATTTTGTATAGCAGTATCTACATGCCATTGGAAGATGATCATACGAATCATATTGGTTGTATCTGCCACTGTTAAATAATATTTTAGCTTAACCCATCTTAAACTAATTTCATTACCTATACGGTCATTTTCACCAACACCTTGAGTAGGATATGTCAAAGCATTCACGGTTGCGGTTGTACTAATTGATACATTAGTATTAGCTACTTCGAAATGTTTCCTTTCTACATTTTTCGAAAGCACTTTTTTAGCTGCTCTAGTAGCAATTTTATAGGTCTTTTTAGAACCATAAGAACTCTTTTTTCTGCGGTAACTTTTTTTGCGAAACGGCATTTTTTTAGCATATATATAATATGGCGAAATATTTTCGAAATGTTGTGTTTACCATTAACAATTATACACAAGAAGAAATTGATCATTTAAAAAAATTAGACGAAAAATACATCATTTTTGGCAAAGAAATCGGGGATACCGTCTGGATGTTTGATAGCGCAAGTATTCAGACCGAGTTTGGCGGGGCAAAAAATAATTCTTTACTGGCTGGTTTGCTCGGATAAAATCGCTTCATAGTTTCTACATGGAGTATTGATGACACGCAGAACTGAAATCATCGGGAAGAAAGAATATGCATTCTTCAAAATCCCACCATTTGACAATAACCTTCTTGGTCTGAAAATCCAAAAAATCGTACTGCCCGTTTTGGGCGCGATGAAAGACGGAAGCGGCAAGAGTCTTATGGAGATGGATTTAAAGGTTGTCTCGCAAATCCTCTCCGATAAGCTTGACGAGTCAGTAATGACTGACATTATTATGCCGATGTTTAAAATATCGGCTGCGGCTTGCGTTACTGACAACGTAAAAATTGACAGCGTGCAAAACTTCAACAAAGTGTTTGCGCACGATGATGGCTTGGCTGATATGTACGAATTGGTTTACGTACTGCTGCAATATAACTTTGCAAATTTTTTCTCCAGTCTATTCGACCGCATTGGAAACCGCGTTGGCACCCCCGCGACCAAGGAATAGACTTTAGCAAGGTCGGTAAGGTATCCGAAGAGCTGGAGGCCGAATTCTGGATATGGCGCCCCATCATGGAGGGCAAATGCACCCTAGAGGGGGTTTTGTCTGGGGTTGTTACAATAGATCATATTCTCAAGCTAAATGCCCTTCTTGATATTCAAGAAGCGTATCGAGGCTATGCAAATGAGAAGGCCGCTAAAAAGAAGGGTTGATTATGGCAACGGTAAGGGAATTAATCACCCGCTTGGGCTTCAATGTCGATAACAGCGGCCTGAATAAGTACGAGAAGACAACCGAGCGCGTAAAAGATAAGGCAAACGATGCTGCCGCCAGCTTTCGCAATATGTTTGCGGCCTTTGCTGGTATCGCGGCCATTCGGTCTATTTCCAGCATTGCCGACAGCATGCAAAGCCTTGAAGCGCGTATCGGGATGCTTCCGCAGACCGTGGGAAGTGCCGGGGCTGCATTTGAGACGATTGCGGCACATGCAAGCAAAGCCCGCCAAAGCATAGATGCGTACGGCACCCTTTATGTGCGCTTGGCTGGAGCAACAAAAAACTTCCTAACCTCTCAAGAGGAGGTGCTAGAAGTAACGGATGCCATTAGTCAAGCCATGGTGGTTGGCGGCGCAAATGCCATAGAGGCAGAAAGTGCAATGCTTCAATTATCGCAAGGCTTCCAAAAAGGAAAACTAGACGGCGATGAATTCCGGTCATTCATGGAAACCATGAGCACGACGATAAAAGAAAAGTTAGCAAAGGCACTTGGGAAAGATGGTGTCGATGCGCTCTATGAGATGTCTAGCTCTGGGCAATTGACTGCCAAAAAATTAGCCTCCGCATTTAAGGAAATTGGGCCTGAAATTGAAGAAATGATGTTAAAGATGCCCCTAAATATTGGGCAAGCCATAACGATTATAGGCACTAAATGGGGGCGCGGGCTTCAAAAAATTAACCGCGAAACCATGATTATTACGAACATTGCAAAGTTCATTGTTGCGGCCATGGGCAAGATTGGCGCGGGCGTGGAGAAATTTATTAAAAGCGTGGGCGGCGCTGAGAATGCACTCAAACTGCTGACGGTTGTTGCCGGGTCTTTCTTTGCCGTTTGGATTGCGGGGTGGATTGCATCTGCAACCGCCACTCTTGTTGCGCTTGCACCTGTATTGCTATTGGCTGCAAAACTTGCATTACTAGCCCTTCTATTTGAAGACGTTTACGGCTGGTTCATGGGTTACGACTCATTGCTAGGCGACACCATCGGCGGGGTAGAGAAATGGCGCACCGAAGTTGACAACGTTACGGGTGCATTTAGAGCGCTTATGAAAGTTGCGGGCGCATTGTGGGATAATGTTTTGAGGCCAATTCTCGGATTTAGCTGGTTCTTATTCACAAAGGGCCTAGAATGGGTAAATGCCTTGTTTGGTGCCATACTGTCCACAGTATCCGCTATTGTTTCGGCAATTAAAACGGTTGGGAACTTCATAGGCAACACCGACTATGCAGTCGCAATGCAAGCGCCAAAGGTGAACTATTCAGCGTTTGGCGGCATGGCCACGGGCGGAGGCACCCAAAACAATAGCCAAAACGTTACAGTAAACGTGCCGCCCGGAACCTCTGCGCAGACCATGGAAGCCGCACGCAAGGGCGCGATGATGGGCCTGAATGAGTCGCCACAGTTCTTTAGCCAGATTGGACAAGCGCTATGAGCCTTGGCCTGATTTACGACCCGCGCAAGTCGCCCACGTCTATAACCAACGACATCATTACGATCGACTTGGATGTAATGAGCGACGAGGCGCACGAATGGTCGAACGATGTGACCGAGAACCCCGTTGAACTTGGAGCCCCAGTTTCTGACCACATCCAGCCAAAGGCCGACAAACTCAGCATCACTGGGTTGATTACCAATGCGCCGATTGACCCGGATGTGGCTGCGCAGTTTCCGGGCACGATTGATGGCGGGCTATTCTCTGCCAGACTGCAAACGCATTTTGATTTTCTGCGCTCGCTGACAAACTTCCGCGCACCGATGACCGTGTACACCCGCTACAAGGTCTACACCGATATGGCGTTGGTATCTTGCAACATTAGCCGCTCTACCGGCACGGGTGAGGCACTGCCTTTTACGTTGCAATTTACGCATATCCGATTGGTACAAACCCAAACAGTGGATGTGCCACCCGGTATCAGTCGCAAGATGGACAAGAAGGCGGACGCATCTACCTCAAAGAAAACCCAGCCCGAGGCAAAGGGCGGAAAAACAGACGCTAAAGAAGTGACGAAGGAAAAGCAGAAAAGCACGCTGCTTAAATCTATTGGCTCGTCAGTAACTGGCAGTTTACTACCTGGATAACCATGTCAGTATTGCAACAAATTCCCCTTATCGCAGGCCGCTCCAATCAGACTGCCGATGTAACAATTGGCGGAATACCTTTTACTATCCGCATGCTGTGGAACGAGTGGGGCGGATATTGGAGCTTGTCATTCTCCGAATTGAATGGCCCCGATATTCTTCTAAACGTGAAATGCGTTCCTAATTACCCGCTTACTGGTGCTTTCCAGCGCCTTGGATTGACCGGCGACCTGTATTTCTTGCACATCAACGGCGCGACCTATCGTCCTACGTTTGACGATGTTGGAACAAACACATATGGGCTGTATTACTACGACCCAGAAACAACCAGAGTCCTGCCGCTTCCAATTCCTTCAACCGGAAGCCTGTATAGCATTTGGGATGATGGAGCTACAGAATGGGAATACGGCGAAACCGTGTGGTTTTAAATGCTATTTGATCGTGATGTATCGTTAGTTATTGGGCAGTCGGGCGGCAAAGGCGTCGAGGTTGCGGGGCTGCGCATTGATTTTTCAATTGAAAAGACCAGCACCGAAACGCTGAATAATTCGACCATTGAGATTTACAACCTATCGCCAGATAGCCAAAAGCTAATCGAGACACCCAATAACGCAGTCATCCTCAAGGCTGGATACAAACAAGACGTTGGTGCCAAGATTATTTTTGTAGGCATCGTCCGCAGGTCTTTGACGGCGCCCAGTGGGCCGGATTCTGTAACAAAGCTAGAACTTGACGATGGCTTGATTGCTTACCGTGACAGCAAGCGGACGTTTTCATTTCCCGCTGGTGCTAGTGGCGTAGGTGTGTTGCGGTCTGTGGCTGCATCGTTTGGCCTGAGTGTTCGGCAATTCCCTGCCGACATCGCAGATAAAGTCTATCCCGGCGGGTTTAGCTTTGTTGGCCGGTCCCGCGAAGCCATGGCTAAGGTTTGTAGTTATCTTGGGCTGGAGTGGTCAATTCAGAACCAAGAGATTCAGGTGCTGAAAAAAGGCGGCGTAATGCAGCGCACAGCCGTTGTACTGTCCGAAGACACTGGATTGATAGGTAGCCCCGCCCTAGAGGCTAAAACGCTGTCAGACAAGGCCGCAGCCAAACAAGGCATAACGGTGAACACTGCCGGGGTGATCCAGCGCCGCAAAGCTACGACGGATGGCGACATTGAAACCAAGCTAGAGGTTCAGGGTTACAAAGTCGTAAGCCTGCTACAGCCAACGATTGAGCCCGGCTCTGTGGTGCAAGTCAAGTCTAAAGGCATTGACGGCACATTTTTCCGCGTCGAGTCTGTCACGCATTCGGGATCAAACTTTGGCGGCGACTTTACTTCTACGCTTACTCTAAGGTTCATTTAATGGCCGAGCAAACATCAGACGGACTATCTGCACTACGCGCCCTGATTAAGTCGGAGCTGATAGACCTAAACACCAGCATTGCCGCCGAAGTGGGTAGTTATTTGGGTGG